GATCGGACAATGCAAGCGTCTGGCTGGTCTGCTGGTCGCCCAACACCTGCCACGGCATCGTGCCGAAGGGCAGCCGTGCTGGCATCCAGCAGCGCGATCTCGGTGAAGTGACCATCGAGGACGCGGACGGCAACGGCGGCCGCATGCAGGCCTACCGCACCCACTATCGCTGGGATGCTGGTCTGGTCGTGCGCGACTGGCGCTACATCGTGCGGATCGCGAACATCGACCGCTCGCTGCTGACGGCCGATCTGACGACCGGCGCTGACCTGAACGACCTGATGCACCAAGCCCTGTCGGAAATCCCGAACGCCTCGTTCGGCCGCACGGTCTGGTACATGGACAAGTCGATCCTCGGCTTCCTGCGTCGTCAGACCTCGAACGCCGTCAAGAACTCGACCCTGTCCACGGACATGGTCGGCGGCACCATGCAGACCTCGTGGGGCGGCTACCCGATCCGTCGGGTGGATGCTCTGGCCATCAACGAAGCCCGCGTCGTCTAAGGCGACCGAACTCAGAAGGAGATCATCATGATCCTCGACGAACGCCTCGAGATCAGCGACGCCGCTGCTCTGGCAACTTCGACCGGCACCGCCCTTCACGGCGATGTCATCGACTTCGGTGGTGACCAGATCGGCGACGGTGAGCCGCTGTATCTGGTCATCCAAGTGACCACGGCCGTGACCTCCGCCGGTTCGGCGACTGTGCAGTTCTCGCTCGCTTCCGACGCGCAGGCTGCCATCGCCACCGACGGCAGTGCCTCGGTGCATGCGGTCACCGAAGCCATCGGCAAGGCTGCCCTTGTCGCTGGCTATACCCGCGTGATCCCGCTGCCGCCCTCGGCCAGCAAGGATTACGAGCGGTACGTCGGCCTGCTGACCACGGTCGGCACGGCGGCCCTGACGGCTGGCGCGATCAACGCGTTCATCACGTCCGAGCCCTCCGTCTGGCGGGCCTATCCCGACGGGAACTCGTAAGCTACAGTGAGGGCCACCACATGGTGGCCCTCGCCCTCACCTGAAGGAAGAGAGACATGCCAATCAACGTCCGCTTTAACCGCCGTGGTTTCTACCACCCCGCCTTCGGCCGCATGGGTCGCGGCAACAACGCCGGCAAGGTGTACACTCTGCCCGATGCGTTCGCCGTGACCGGCATGCTGCCGTTCGACGCGGAGATCATTGACGACCCCCAGCAGCTGGAAACGGTGCTGGAGGAAGAGGGTCAGCGCAAACCTATCAAGCCCAAGCTGGTGGATGAGGTGCAGCTGGCCAAAACCGAAAAGGCCGCCAGCGCCCGCAAGCCCAAGGCGGTCAGGCCCAAGGCATCCGAGGAGTAAGACATGGCATCCGAAGTCCAGATCGCCCGCTTGGCGCTTCAGCACCTTGGTGATCGGTTCGACATCACGTCCCTCGACGAGGCGACGACCGAGGCCGAACAGGTCAACCTCGTGTATGACGAGGTGCGCGACATGGTGCTTCGGAGCCATCCTTGGAAATTTGCCCGCAAGTTCTTCCAGCCGGCGTACCTGTCTGGGACTGCGCCTGCGGACTGGGGCTATATGTACACCTACCCCAGCGACTGCGTCCGCATGCTGCGGATCGTGAACCCACTCGGGGGCGGCAAGCCCCCGATCCGGTTCGAGGTCGGGCTGAACAGCGACGGTGACAAGGTGATCCTCTGCAACGAGAGCGAGATCACCATCGAGTACACGGCGCGGATCACCGACCCGAACATGTACGACAGCCAGTTCATCACTGGCATGGCCTATCGGCTGGCGCAGTACCTCGCGATCCCGATCACGGGGGACCGGCAGCGCATGGCCGACATGAAGTCGCTGGCCGACGTCGAGCTTGGCATGGCGATGGCCACCGATGCGAACGAGGGCTTCGAAGAAGTCCCGATGAGTGAAGCCAGCTGGATGGACGCGAGGGCTTGATATGACCAGACTGATCCAGCCCAGCTTTGCCGGCGGCGAAGTGTCCCGCGAGATTGCGGCCCGCGTCGACCTGTCGAAGAGGGCCGTGGCGGTCGAACGGGCCGAAAACTTCACCGCCCGCGTCGAGGGCGGCATGGCCAGCAGGGCCGGTCAGCGCTTCGTGGCGCAGGCCAAGGGGTCGACGGTGCGGCTGCTGCCGTTCGAGTACAACAGCGAACAGACCTTTGTGATCGAGCTGGGCGACCAGTACATCCGCTTTCACAGCCAAGGCGGCCAGATTGTCGAGGCGGCCAAGACGATCACCGGCTGCACGTCGACCACCATCACGGCCACCGCGCACGGGTACGCCACCGGCGACGAAGTGTACCTGACAGGGCTGGGTGGCATCACCAACCTGAACGGCCGCAACGTCAAAGTGACGGTCACCGGCGCAAACACGTTCACCGTCAGCACCCTTGAAGGGGCGGCGATCACCATCACCGGCACCTATACCTCGGGCGGGACCGCGCAGCGTGTCTACACGATTTCGTCGCCCTATACGGCGGCGCAGCTGTTCGAGGTCAATTACGCCCAGAGCGGCGACGTGCTGACCATGTGCCACCCCAGCCATCCACCCTATGAGCTGGTGCGGATCACAAACACAAGCTGGACCATGTCTCGGGTGTCCTTCGGTTCCGAGAGCATGGTGCCGACCAACCTTGCTTCGTCCACGACGTACGACGAGACCTATAAGCAATGGGACGTGCGAAACGGGTTCCCGACGCGCATGCGGCGGGCGGACAAGCACGGCCTGACCACCGGCACCGAGATCAACGTCGACGCCAATGGGGTCACCGACACCATCGTCACCACCATCGCTGCAGCAAACCCGCACAGGATCACCGCCATCGACGCGGAAACCGTCCAGCTTGATGGGTTCGACACAGGAACCTTGGCTGATGCGACCGGCGTCGCAATTCTGGTCAAGGTCACCGGCGACGACATCAGATACAAGGTCACCTCCATCGCCGCCGGCACCAATCTGGAAAGCCGTGCCGCCTTGACCAGCGCCAGCTACACGATCACCGGCATCACGAAAGCGAACCCCGCTGTCGTGACCCTGAGCGGGGCCGGCGTCACCGACGAGCTGATCTATGGCGACGAGCTGTACATCAGCGGTGTCGCAGGCATGACGCAGGTCAACGGCCGTCGGTTTGCCGTTCTGCGCCGCATCAGTGCGACGCAATACGAGCTGATGACCCTGTCGCGTGAGCCGCTGAACAGCACGGGCTACAGCACCTATACCTCTGGCGGCACTTTGAAGCTGGCCCAGCAGGTCGTGGCACGAAAAGCGCAGAAGTTCGACAACACCCTGACATGGGACACGGTCGACGGGGCCATCGGATACAACATCTACCGCAGCACGGTGGGCTCTTACGTCTTCATCGGAACGACCAGCTCGACCGAGTTCAGGGACGAGTTCATCGACGACGACAGCCTTGAAACGGTGCCGCAGTCGTTCGACCCGTTCGAAGAGGGGGCTGGCTATTACCCCAGCACGACCGGCTTCTTCCAGCAGCGGCAGATTTACGCCAACAGCGAGACCTTCCCGAGCCGGTTCTGGATGACGCAGGCCGGCACCTTCTACATCTTTTCGGCCGCCACCCCGCTGCGGGATGACGACAGCATCGTCGGCACCATTGCCGCGAACAGGATCAACGAGATCAGGCACATCCTGCCGCTCTCTGACCTGATCTTCCTGACGTCGGGCGGCGAGTACCGGATCAAGGGATCGACCGACGAGCCGTTCAAGCCGTCGACCATCAGCATCAAGCCGCAGTCGTTCTACGGGTCCACCGCGCTGTCGCCCATCGTGGCAGGCGATGTCGGCCTGTACATGAGCCTCGGGCAGGCGGTGCGCGAGATCAGTTATGACTTCGCCAGCGACAAGTTCAGCGGCATGGACCTAACGGTCCTCGCCCGCCACCTGTTCGATTACAACGACGTCGTGGACTGGGCCTTTGCCCCGTCGCCGTACTCGAACGTCTGGTGCGTCAGAGATGACGGCATTTGCGTGGTCCTGACCTATAAGAAGGAGCAGGAGGTCTATGCGTGGACGCGGGCCACGACGCTGGGCAAATACAAGAGCGTGACCGTCGTGCGCGAGGGCGACCACGACGTGGTCTATTTCGCGGTCGAGCGGGTCATCAACAACGTGACAAAGGTCTTCATCGAGCGCCTTGATGAGCGCATCTTCGAAGACCTGCCAGACGCGTTCTGCGTCGACGCTGGGCTCAGCCTTGACACCCCGATCACGATCACCAATGCGACGGCGGCGGACCCTGTGGTCATCACCGCCCCGAGCCACGGGCTGAGCAACGGCAACACCGTCGACATCAGCGGCATCTTTGAAAAGACGACCGAAAACACACAGCGGAAAAGGCTGTCTCAGGACTACAACGGCTACGGCTTCACGGTCGCGAACGCGACCACGAACACCTTTGCCCTGTACAATGCAGGCGACGCCTTCGACGGGTCTGGCTTCGCTGCTTTCTCTTCCGGCGGCGTGGTCAGAAAGGCGGTCACCACCGTCTCGGGGCTTTGGCACCTTGAGGGCGAAACAGTGGTGGCCGCCGCCAATGGCTATGCGTACACGGGGCTGACGGTGACGAACGGGACGGTGACGTTGCCCATTGCCGCCAGCCGCATCCACGTCGGCCTGCCCTACACATGCCAGCTCACGACCCTGCCGCTGGCCACCTACACCAACGGCGCGTCGTCCCTCGGCGCTGCCAAGAACATCAGCAGCTTGACGATCCAGCTGGAGCGGACGCTGGGCATGTGGACCGGCCCAAGCGAAGACCAGATGCGCGAGGCCAAGTTCGGCATGCCTGCCAACTACGGCCAGCCCATCGAGATGGTGAACGACGAAGTGACTGTCACGCTGAAGGGCGACTGGTCGAAACAGAAGCGGGTCGTCATCCAACAACGCGCACCTTTGCCTATGGCGGTGCTGGCGCTGGCACCCGACGTCGTGATGGGTGGCCTGTCGTGACCCCCACCTCGACTTTCAAGGTGGGGGGAAAGGTGGCAAAAACCCCTTATTTTTCACCCCCACCCGCACCTTTCCACCTTAGTGAACATCCACAGGTGGGGGTGCAGACTAGCCGACAAGTCGGCGTAACAGGTCGGCAGGCAGGCATTACCCCCACCCCCACCTTCCTATATAAG